TGTAATCCAAGGCACATCACCTACAGTTGTAACAATTTGTAACCAAGGACATTAATTTCTGTTTTACGACTATTCCTAATAAAATCGCTGTGAGTGGTTATGTCTTTAAATAATTGATATCCAGGGTTAAGCATTGAGCCCCAAGTTGCAATCTCGCTACCATTGAAAGGTGTTGCCAAACTAATAACACCTTGAATAGCACCAAACTCTGCTTGTAGATATGTAGCATAAACTCCGCCTAAACTATGTGCAATTATAAAGAAAGGACCGTCTTGGTTTGCTAACACCTCAATCATATCTTTAAGATTGTTTGATGCACTACTGTCTTTTTCGTAATTTAAATATATAGGGTCCTTGGCTCTAAGTGACTTTTGTATAAAGGCGAAACTACGTTCACTAGCAGTTGCCCCGTGGATATAAACTATCTTCATATTTTATTTATGAATTTTTTGATTGTTCGTATTTTAACATTAGTGCAGATAAATGATCTGATTTACATAACCAGCCATTTTCGTCGACTATAAACACGTCACCTGGTTTATATAAAAAATGATCTTTAGGTGTTCCGTCTTTTGAAACCCCCATAACTTCACCTTCCCAGTCTCCTAAGACTTTGAAATGTGGACCTGCTTGATTGATAGTGTAGTCTACCCACATCATAATTAAGTACTCCTATTAACTACGTACTTTATTATTTATTGTCTTGTAGAAACTTTTTAATTTGCGGAGCATAAAACGATACTATGCCAAAAATTACAATGAAAATTGCCCAAGCAATAGCAAGGTAAGCACCTACACCCCATTCGTATTCAACGTATTTAGGGGCAAAAAATGCTGATAAAACAAATGCTAATAAGCATAATCCCCAATATAATTTTTTCATAAACCTATAAGTCCCCAACCATGATTTGCTATTGCATTAAGTATAATAGCAAGACAGGTAACAATGTGTAAAACCACCCAAGCAGTCCTAACCATTGCTACCTTATCTGCTTTTTTGTCGTCGTTGTATGCTTTATGGCCAATGGCCTTGCACCACAACTCCCACATTACATTGCGTTCTTTTTCTCTTGAACTTCTTTTCTGCGTTCTTTGGTAAGTTTACCTAGATCGCCTAGAGCCTTGCGGGCTCTTGTTGCTGCAGCCTTTACACCTTTTGAATCAAATGCCTCTGATTCAGTAATGTAATTATTAAAGGCCTGTACGATTTGATCGTGTAATGTCATAACATTCTCCTTTATTGTTTTATATTATAGTATGGTTTTTTAGTGTTGTCAACCATTAATCGCCGACAAATACATCTGGACTACCCTGTGCTGTTACAGGAGAGCAATGGTCTCCGGCTAACGGAGGACATAAAGCATCTGGTGATGCTCCATCTGGTGAGTGATTTACCACAGGTATATTGTTTATAAAGACTTTGTTGCTACCTGCACTAAGAGCTCCTCCTCCATGCGAATTTGGATCTCCATCTACTGATATTAATAAAAAATTAGCATAAACATTTCCTTGTCCAGCAACAGTTGTTGATGCTCCGCAACTTCTTGAATCAGTATCTCTATGTACAGGTATGCTCATTAGTTTACTGCCAATCCTGTAGTTTTTTCTATATATTGGCTTGCCATTGATTTTTCAGTCTTTGCAACACAAATAATATTTTGCATATTTAAAGTGTACTTGTTATCATGCTTGACTGTAAACATGTAAGGTGCAAGTCCCATTCCTTGTTGTTGAACTACTAGCATCAATGGTTTATATACGGTGATTTTATCGCCACTTTCTGCTTCTAGTCTAGCAACAACTTCTTCCCCAGAACTTAATTTGATGCTTATTGTATCGCCTACTTTATATGGTGCTTCTATTAACATTACCCTAAACTATGTCCTGTTCCATTATATCCTGTGTCATCGATATAACTCAAAAATTGTTCATATCCACCAACTGCTTGGCCATTTACTTTTATTTGTGGGAATGTTCTTGCTGTTGGAAATTGTTCAAAGACTTCTTCTCTTTCAAAATCTTTGCCGAGTTCTTTGTATGTGTACTGAAACTTTCTTGACTCACACAACTGTTTTGCTTTCATACAACTTGGACAAGCAGGCTTGCCCCATATTTCTATACTCATAATTTAAAGTCCTTTAGAGAGTCAGAACTAACATCTTGTTTGATGCCTCCGATGATATAGCTCTCGACTTCTGTTTCTTGTGGAGCAACTTGTAGTCCTGAAGAACTTAGCCAATGTTGTGTCCACGGTAATGGGTTAGTGTTTACTGGTGCATCAAATATTGTTTTATATCCAAGAGCTTTGAGTCGTCTGTTGGCAATATATTCTACATATTGGAACAGTAGTGTATCATTTAAACCAATAATAGAACCATCTTTGAACAGGTACTTTGCCCAAGCCTTTTCTTCTGCGACACAGGTGCGCCACATTTCATAAACTTCTTCTTCACACTCTTTAGCAATCTCTGCCATCTCAGGATCGTCTTTGCCTTGTAACCAATTCTTTAGAATATGTGTTGATAACGCAAGATGTTGACTTTCGTCTCGGGCAATCAATGAAATAATCTTTGCTGAACCTTCCATAAGTTTAAGTTCACCAAATGCAAATGTACAGGCAAATGACACATAGAAACGTAGTCCTTCAAGAATGTTTACATTCATCATTGCAAGATACATCTTCTTTTTCACATCACGCAGGCTACCCTTGCCTTGATGGAAGTACATATCAGATGCTTCTGTAAATGAATCATAATTTTTTGTAACACTAATAGCACGTTCAATAATTTTGTCATCGTCAAGGATAGTATCAAATACTTCACTTGGATCTGCATATACATTTTTCATAATGTGCGTATACGAACGTGAGTGAATAGTTTCAAAGAAGTCCCATGTTACAATACAGCCTTCCAGCTCAGGTAAACTTACGTGTGGCAAGAATGCTAAACATGGCCCACGTCCTTGAACTGAATCAAGTAGTGTCTGATATTTTAAATTGCTAGTAAAGATATGCTTTTGCTCTGGACGGAAGTTAGCGTAGTCTGCTCTATCTTTTTGTAGACTTACTTCCTCCGGTCTCCAAAAATAACCAAGCATAGTTTGATTTAATTTATCGAACACAGGGAATTTAAATACGTCATATCTCTGTGTGTTTTGATCTTCACCAAAAAACATATTTTGTTTTGTAAAGTCTACTTTTTCTCTATTAAAGACTGTTTTTGCCATTGTGTATTCCTCTTTCAAATGTCTGTGCAAGCATAACACGGTTATGCATCAGTGTCAACCTTAAATTGCACAGGCTTCGCAGTATTCCTCATACTCTTGATCAGTCCCTGCGAATTCAGCCCTTTCAAGTGGTTGTTCTTTTTCTTCTTTTTCGTCTACAATGTCATCATCCGACTTGTAGTCATATGTATTTTGATAGTACGATGTCTTCCATCCCATCTTATATGTAGTTAGCAAATCTCGTAACATTATACTCATAGGTACTTCATTTCCTTCAAAGTGTGTAGGATTGTAACTCCAATTGCCGCTAATTGCTTGATCAAAAAACTTCTGCATAGCCGCTACGATATTTATGTAACCTTCGTTTGAAGGCATGTCCCAAAGCAGTGTATAATGATTTTTTAGTGTTTGATACTGTGGAACAATCTGCTTAAGAGGCCCTTTTTTGCTTTTCTTAACGGACAAGTAGCCTCTAGGTGGCTCGATTCCATTTGTTGCGTTCGACACAACGGAACTGCTCTCCGAAGGCATCTGTGCGGACAGCGTTGAGTGCCGTAGCCCATGTTCCTTGATAAGTTTGCGTAAATTATTCCAATCATATTTTAATTTTTTAGGTAACACATCGTCTATTTCTGGTTTGTATGTGTCAATAGGTAAAACTCCGTCTGCGTATTTAGTGCGATTAAAATACTCACATGCTCCTCTTTCTTGGGCAAGTGTGTTACTTGCTTTAAGCAAGTAATATTGGAATGCTTCACTTAAATCATGTGTGAGCTTCCATGCACTTTTGTCATCATATTTTGCATGATTTTTTGCAAGATAGTGTGCTAGTCCTATGTATCCTATTCCTAAACTACGTCTTGCTTTTGTGGATATCTCTGCCGCTTTCACAGGATATTTTTGATAATCAATAATTTCTTCTAATGCTCTTACTGCTAAATCACATAAGTCTTCTAAGTCATCTAACTGTCTTATCATGCCAACATTAATGGCACTCAATATACAAAGAGCAATTTCGCCTTCTCCATCTATATGTTGAATTGGTTGTGTAGGTAATGTAATTTCTTGACACAGATTACTCATGTAAACAGTATCTTTGAACGAACTATGTGTGTTTGCATGATCCACATTCATAATATAGATACGACCTGTTTCAGCACGTTCTTTAATTAACGCACTAAACAAATCCATTGCTTTGATTTTCTTTTTACGAATAGATGTTTTACGCTCATACTGTTCATATAATTCTTTAAACTTGTCTTGATCTGCAAAGAATGCATCGTACAATCCAGGAACATCATTTGGCGAGAAAAGAGTAATTTCTCCATCAGCCAACAGTCTTTCGTACATTAATTTGTTTAATTGAATTGAATAGTCTAGTTTGCGTACACGGTTGTCTTCAGTACCTTTGTTATTTTTTAGCACAAGAATATCTTCTATTTCATAATGCCAAAGCGGGAAATGAACAGTAGCACTTCCTCCACGTACACCATTTTGTGTACAACAACGTACAGTTGATTCAAACTTTTTTAGGAACGGAATGATACCTGTGTGTGCTACTTCTCCACCTCTGATTTTTGAGTTGACTGCTCTGATTCTACCCGAGTTAATTCCGATGCCAGCTCTTTGAGCTGTGTATCTACCAATGGACATGTCTGACGCAAAAATCGAATCGAGTGTGTCGTCGCTATCAACAAGGACACACGAAGCGAACTGTCTAATAGGTGTACGCACACCGGCCATGACTGGCGTTGGGATATT